AGCCTGCTCGTGTTTGGTTATGTCAGCGCGTGGGGTTGTAAAACCATTTCAGACGCGATCGCCTATCGCGAGAAGTTCAGCCAGCGCGAGCTCATGGTCATTCACCCTGATTTTCTGGCGTGGGACACCACGGCCGATGAGACCACTGTTGCATGGTCGACCGCCCGCGCGCTCGGCCTGCGTGCCAAAATCGACCAGGAAACCGGCTGGCACAAAACCCTGTCAAACGTCGGCGTCAATGGTGTCACCGGTGTCAGTGCCTCGGTCTCATGGGATTTGCAAGAGTCTGCAACCGACGCCAATCTGCTGAATCAGGCCGGTGTCACCACGCTTATTCGTAACGATGGCTTTAAGTTCTGGGGAAACCGCACCTGTTCTGATGACCCGCTTTTCCTGTTCGAGAACTACACCCGCACTGCGCAGGTGCTGGCCGACACGATGGCGGAGGCGCACGCCTGGGCGATTGATAAGCCAGTCACCGCAACGCTTATCCGCGACATCGTCGCCGGTATTAATGCCAAATTCCGCGAGCTGAAAAATAACGGCTATATCGTCGACGGTTCGTGCTGGTACGACCCGGATTCAAACAGCGTGGAAACGCTCAAAGCGGGGAAACTGTATATCGACTACGACTACACCCCCGTCCCGCCGCTTGAAAACCTGACCCTGCGCCAGCGCATCACTGATACCTATCTGGCGAACCTGTCAGAGTCGGTCAACAGCTAAGGAGCTCAGAGCATGGCATTACCACGCAAACTGAAATACCTGAACATGTTTAACGACGGCCTCAGCTACATGGGCGTCGTGGAATCCGTCACCCTGCCAAAGCTGACCCGTAAACTCGAGAAATACCGTGGCGGCGGGATGCCGGGCTCGGTGTCAATTGACCTCGGTCTCGATGACGATGCGCTGTCTCTTGAGTGGACGATTGGCGGCCTGCCTGACGTCGAGCTATGGGCGCAGTACGCATCACCGGGCGCGGCCAGCGTGCCGTTACGTTTTGCTGGCTCATACCAGCGCGATGACACCGGCGAGATTTCCGCCGTTGAGGTGGTCATGCGTGGCCGTCACAAAGAGTATGACGGCGGCGAGAATAAACAGGGCGAAAGCGGCACGACCAAAATGTCGACCGAGTGCGCTTACTACCAGCTCACGATTGACGGCAAAGAGGTCATCGAGATTGACGTCATCAACATGGTGCTGAAAGTCGACGGCGTCGACCGTCTGGCAGAACACCGTAAGGCCATCGGCCTGTAATCCCTTAACCGGTCAGCCAGGCTGGCCGGTCAGTTAACTTTGACGAGAGAACATCATGGAAAACATCACCGAAACCACCACTGGAACTGAACACCCGAACATTGTGATCCTCGATAGCCCCGTCATGCGCGGTGAGCAAAAAATCGGTCAGGTGACAGTCACAAAACCCAACGCGGGAACCCTGCGCGGTGTGAGTCTGGCGTCGCTGGCAAACTCTGATGTCGATGCGCTGATTAAGGTGCTGCCGCGTATGACTTACCCGGCACTCACCGAGCATGAGGTCATGCGTCTGGAAGCGTCCGACCTGATTTTATTCGCCGGTAAGGTGGTCGGTTTTTTGTCGCCATCTTCGGCTCGCTGAAATTCCCCGATAACCTGTCGGTCGATGACCTGATGGCGGATATCGCAGTGATATTTCACTGGCCGCCATCAGAGCTGAATTCACTGAGCGTGACCGAGCTCATCACATGGCGCGAAAAAGCGCTGCAGCGAAGCGGAAAACATCATGAGCAATAACGTCAGACTTGAGGTGCTGCTTAATGCAGTAGACCGGGCAAGCCGACCGCTCAAAGCTATCCAGAACGCCAGCAAATCCCTTGCAGGCGATATCCGCACTTCACAAACCAGCCTGCGCGATCTGAATGCGCAGGCGTCCCGAATAGACGGATTCAGGAAAGCGAGCGCACAGCTTGCCGTGACCGGTCAGTCGCTTAATAAAGCGAAACAGGAAGCCGCCGCGCTGGCCATCCAGTTTAAAAATACCCAAAACCCCACGACGGCGCAGGCGCGCGCGATGGAGGCGGCAAAGAAATCCGCGGCTGAACTGCAGCTCAAATATAACGGGCTCAGGCAGTCGGTGCAGCGCCAGCGCACGGAACTCGCACAGGCCGGGATAAACACCCGCACGCTATCGGCGGATGAGCGCCGTCTCAAAGCCAGTATCAGTGATACAACCGCGCAGCTTAACCGGCAACGTGATGCGCTGGCGCGCGTCAGCCAGCAACAGGCCAGACTCAGTGCCGTAAAGAGTCGCTATGAATCCGGGCAACAGCTCGCAGCCGGTGCGCGTAATGCCGGGATGGTGGGCGTGGGGGTGGCGACTGCCGGGCTTTATGGTGCGTCACGCTTCATTGCGCCGGGCATCGGCTTTGATAAGCAGATGTCAGGCTCGCAGGCGATCCTCGGACTCAATAAGGGGGATGACAAGCTCGCGGCCATTCGTCAACAGGCACGTGATATCGGTGCGACAACGGCCTTTTCACCGAGGGACGTTGCGCGCACGCAGACCACGCTCGCACGCTCAGGCTATAACGCTGATGATGTGCTGGCCGCGACCGGTTCAACCGTAAACCTGAGCCTCGCGGCTGACGTGGATATCGCAGAAGCCGCCGACATTATCACCAACATGCAATCGGCATTTAACCTGCCGACCACCGAGATTGAACGCGTCGCGGATGTGATGACAAAAGGCTTTACGTCATCAAACACCGGCCTGGTCGAGCTGGGCGAGGCGATGAAGTATGTCGCGCCAATCGCGGAGGCCGCAGGCGCGAGCATTGAAGACACGACCGCCATGCTCGGCATTCTGGCTGATAACGGGATAAAGGGCTCGATGGCCGGTACGGGCGCGAGTGCCATTTTCAACCGCCTGCAGGCTCCTATGGGTAAGGCCGTTGACGCCATTTCCGAATTAGGGGTGAAGACCCGCGACAGCAAAGGGAACATGCTGCCGGTCGAGAAAATCCTCAAGGATATTCATAAATCCTTTGTGAAAAATAAGCTCGGTACCGCAGAGCAGGGCGAATACCTGAAAGTCATTTTCGGTGAAGAGGCCATGAAGGGCGCGATTAAACTTGTCGCTGCTGCCGGTGATGGCTCGCTCGATAATAAGCGCCAGCAAATCAGGGATTCGAAAGGCACTACAGAGAGCATTGCGAAAATTCAGACGGACAACCTCGACGGCGATTTAAAAAACCTGCAGTCGGCATGGGAAGACCTGCAGATTGAGGTATTCGAAAAAGAGGATTCAGCACTGCGCCGCCTGACGGTTTCCGCGACCGACTGGCTCGGCAAGGTTGCCGCCTGGGCGAAAGCTAACCCTGAATTGACGCAAACCCTGTTTAACGTGACCGCCGGTGCGCTGGCGCTGGTCGGCGTGCTCGGTGGGATTGGCCTGATTGCATGGCCGGTCATCGCCGGGATAAACGGGATTATCGCTGCAGCCGGTGTGCTGGGCGTTGTTTTCAGCACTGCAGGCAGTGCCATTGTGGCCGCATTAGGTGCTATCAGTCTGCCGGTGGTTGCGGTGGTCGCTGCCGTGGTGGCCGGTGCGCTGCTCATCCGTAAATACTGGGAGCCGCTGTGCGCATTCTTCTCGGGCGTAGTGGAGGGACTTAAAGCGGCCTTTGCGCCTGTTGCGGAAATCTTTTCGCCACTCGCGCCGGTGTTAGATTCCATTATCGAGAAACTGCGCGGGGTCTGGCAGTGGTTCACTGACCTGATAGCGCCGGTTAAGGCGACGCAGGAGACGCTCGACCGCTGCAAAAATGTCGGCGTGGCATTTGGTCAGGCGCTGGCCGATGCGCTGATGGCTCCCCTGAATATCTTTAACAGCCTGAGTGGCAAGGTCGGCTGGCTGCTGGAAAAGCTCGGGGTTATCAAAAAAGAGTCAGGCGACCTCGACCAGACTGCAGCGAAAGCCGGTGCGCAAAACGGGTCATATATCCCGGCAACCTCGGCTTATGGTGGTTATCAGGCTTATCAGCCGGTGACAGCGCCTGCAGGCCGGTCTTACATCGACCAGAGCAAGCGGGAATACAACATCAATCTGCCAGGTGGCACCGGGGCGGGTACTGACCTTGACCGGCAACTCCGCGACGCCGTCGACAGAATAGACCGCGAAGAACGGGCGCGCCAGCGTTCAAGTATGCGCCACGACGGATGAGGGCTAAAGCATGTTAATGGTACTGGGTTTATTTGTTTTTGAACGCCGCACGCTGCCTTATCAGTCGATGCAGTATTCAAAGGATTACCGCTGGGCGTCAAACGACCGCGTTGGTAAGCCACCGGCCTATCAGTTTCTCGGGGAGGGGGAAACCTCGCGCACGCTGTCGGGCGTGCTTTACCCTGAAATTACCGGTGGTCGCCTGTCACTGACGGCTGTCGAGCTGATGGCAGATGAGGGCAGGGCGTGGCCGCTGATTGACGGAACGGGCATGATCCACGGCATGTATGTCATCGACAAAGTGACCCACACGCACACCGAATTATTCAGCGACGGCGCGGCCAGAAAAATTGAATTCAGCCTGTCACTGAAACGGGTTGATGACTCGCTCGCGGCCATATACGGCGACCTTAGCACGCAGGCAGGCAATCTGGTGACGTCTGCCGGTAACTGGATTGGAGGGCTCACGGGATGATTAGCGGGATTAACGTGCAGGCCGGGGCGCGGGTTGCCCCGGCGTTTATGCTCACGCTCAATGGCGATGACATCACGCAGAATTTCAGTGACCGGCTTATCGGTCTGACCATGACGGACAATCGCGGATTCGAGGCTGACCAGCTCGACATCGAGCTCGATGACACCGACGGGCTGGTCGAGCTGCCGCCGCGCGGCGCAAAGCTGACGCTGTGGTTAGGCTGGCAGGGCTCGGCCTTGCTGAATAAAGGGAGTTTCACGGTCGATGAGGTTGAGCACCGCGGTGCGCCTGATACGCTGACCATCCGGGGGCGTAGCGCCGATTTTCGCGGGACGCTGAACTCGCGCCGGGAACAGTCATGGCACGACACCACGCTCGGGATTATTGTCGAGACCATCGCGGCACGCAACAAACTGACGGCCAGCGTGGCCGATACGCTGAAAGCGATCCCCGTGCCTCACATTGACCAGGCGCAGGAATCCGACGCGGTGTTTTTGTCCCGCCTGGCTGACCGCAACGGCGCGACGGTCTCGGTGAAAGCCGGAAAACTGCTGTTCATTAAAGCCGGTAGCGCGATGACGGCCAGCGGCAAACCTGTTCCGGAAATGACGATTGAGCGCGGCGACGGCGACCGGCATCAGTTTGCCATTGCTGACCGGGAGGCCTACACCGGCGTGACAGCAAAATGGCTGCACACCAAAGACCCGAAGCCGCAAAAGCAAAAGGTGAAGCTCAAACGCAAACCAAAGGTGAAGCACCTGCGCGCGCTGGAGCATCCGAAGGCAACCAAAACCACGCCAAAGGCCAAAGCCAAAAAGGAGCAGGAAGCGCGCGAGGGTGAGTATATGGCCGGTGAGTCTGACAACGTGCTGGAGCTGACAACCATCTACGCGACAAAGGCGCAGGCCATGCGCGCCGCTCAGGCAAAGTGGGACAAAATTCAGCGCGGGGTCGCGGAGTTTTCAATCTCGCTGGCGTTTGGCCGTGCGGATTTATTTCCCGAAACACCGGTGGCGGTTAAAGGCTTTAAGCGCGTTATAGACCAGCAGGCGTGGATAATCAGCCGGGTGGTGCATAACCTCAACGGGAACGGCTACACGACAGGCTTAGAGCTTGAGGTTAAGGTTTCGGATGTTGAATACACATCGGAAGAAGAGGAGTGAAAGTTGTTCTCAAATAGTGAAAATATGAGTATTATTAATTCACTTTATGTGAATTGAGGGCGATTCATGTTCCACTGTCCTAAGTGTCAATGCGCAGCACATGCTCGAACAAGTCGTTATTTGAGCGAGAATACTAAAGAGCGCTATCACCAATGCACCAACATAAATTGCAGTTGTACATTCGTTACGATGGAATCTGTTGAACGTTTTATAGTTACTCCAGGAACGATTGTACCAGCCCCGCCTCACCCGTCTCGGGTTGGTCAGCATTCGTTGCCGTGGTTATGAAAAATCCCGCCTTGAGCGGGATTTTTTTATCTATCCCTTTACGAGCATAAACCTTGGCTATCCCTTTCTGGGCATAGTATGAAAACAGCTCTTTTTATAATGTATTACGAGTCAACTCATAATGGACGGCGAAAAAACATCGCCATTTCATCGCCACTTAAAACGCAGGCATTAAAAAAGCCACTCGCTAGAGTGGCTTAATTATATGATTTTAAAGCTAAAATTTGGTGGCCCCTGCTGGACTTGAACCAGCGACCAAGCGATTATGAGTCGCCTGCTCTAACCACTGAGCTAAGGGGC